GTAGGTTAAGTAGGGCACGAAGAGCCACCTCAACTGTAGAATACCAGCATTTGCCCGCTGGTTACTGCTCCAGTTGCTTCTAGTGTGATGACTTTTCCGCTGAAGGAAAGACCTGCGGTCTGACCGTTGTCAGCGGTAAAGGTCGTCATGAATACTCCAGTGATTGCACTGATGCCACCTGAAAGCGTTACTGTGTTGCCGTCTGCTAATGCTCCTAGAGTTAGGATAGCCATCTTTGGTGCTGAGTCGTATCCGTTTGCTCCATCCGAGTTGGATGCGTTGAACGTACCCGGACCTCCGCCCGGATATGCTACGTCTGCTGCTCCATCAAGGTATTCGGTCGTGTCTTGTGAACCCGCTCTGAGTTCCCAAGCGCCTGTTACTGCGGCTGTCAATGAGCCGCCTGCTGCTGTTGCTGTTAATTCTGTTGCCATATCTTTTTCACCTCTTAATTATCTCCACTTGCAACCTCACTTTAGGTTACGAATACTCCCTTGTGCTCCGAAGAAAGTAGTCCATACTTCTCCCATTGTTCTGTATAGTCCTTCCTGACCCAATCTGTTGATTGCGAATGGGTCACCAGTTTCGATACCGCTCTCGAAGTACTGCGTTGGTATAGCAGTGCTGAAGTAGAGATAGTCGGTGTCTAGGTAGTAAATCTTGGATAGGTTTCCGTCGTCAGGCATATCCTTGGTTGGGATGATTGGCACACCATTGTAGGTCGCTACGATGAATCCGGCTTCCATACCGGGTACACCCTTCACGCCGTTGTAGGTTGGTGTGACTCTCTTCTCTTCCATGAATCTCTGCTGGGACTGTAGAAGTTGCTGTAGTCTCATTAGAGTGTCATATCCAGTTAGCATAACTTTCGGGTTTCCACCACGCTCCCAGACTTGCTGGAATAGTGTGTCTAGTTGGTCTAGTGATAGAGTTCGGTCAGTACCGTTGCTGGCACAGTTGACTTCTGCATCGGCCCATGAGTTAGAGGACCTGTCTATCGAGTAGATATCCATGTCTGCGTCTGCGTCGACGTGAGTTGCCCCACCGCCCATTGCTGTGTGGCTTGCAGTGATTCGGTCCAAGGACTCGAAGTTGTTTCCTGCCAAATCGTCAACATCGTCAAGAAGCATCTTGTTAACCATCTCAGCGTGATGCTTACCCATTTCTTCCTTGAGGACTGCTCGGATGTCTCCAAGTCCGTCGTCCCTATCTGCTAGGAAGATTGCTGTCTCTGACATATCGAATGTGTGTGCGATAGTCTTTGGTTTTGCAGCAACGTGCTGGAAAGTTGGCCTTACGGTCTCAGGTAGGGTTGCGTTCTCTGCGACTCCACCGTGTACTAGTCCAGAGTTTGGCTTGTCAGTGATGACTCTCCAACCGCTCCTGTCCCAAGGTCTCTTTGGTAGTATGCTGAAAGCGTTGAACTCTTGGTTCAGTTGCGACCAGACCTTGCGTCCGTAGATTGCTTGGTATGTACCAGCAGTCGTGGACAGCATAGGGCTGTCTGCCTTCAATAGTTCGCTACCACTGTATGAGTAGCCCATTGCGTTCCCTGCGCCATAGTAATAGCGCTCCATGTCTGTTATTGTGCGTACGTAATCTCTTGCCATATTTATTCACCTCTTTACTCCGGATTGAAGGCCCTCGTTGCCAAGTTATGTACTTCACTCCACGACATTGATGCGAGGTCTTCAGTAGAAGGTACTGTCACCGATGGTGCAGCAGCCGACTTCTGGATGGACTCGCCAATCGCTGGAGTGGAAGTAACGCTCTCGATTCTCTCGGATAGCGCTTCAATCGATTTTTGTATGTCTGCTAGAGGCCCGCGAGCATCGTATGCTGCTGCTTCGGCCTTTGCGATTTCTTCAGTGCGCTCTGATGCGTACCTGTCTGCGAATTGCTTCTCAAGACTTCCACGGAACTCTTGTTCTAGTGCAGCAGCCTTGTAGACTTCGTATGCTGCTTCTACATCTGAGTCAGATACAGATGAAGGATTCAAGTAATCAGATTTCTTTACGTCTTTCTTACCGCCTTTTCCAGTTGTGCGGGAAATAGCATTAGTGGAAGGATTACCGTTTTCCTGTGCTCGGCCTTTCACTTGACCACCGAAGTAGTCTGCACCGTCTCCAATGGATTCTGGAGTAGAACCTAGATTTGCTTTGTTCACGTCATCAAAGTGTGCTCGTGCACCATCGATGTCGACTCCGCCACTTTTCAGGGTGTCTTCCATCCAGTTAAGATATTCAGAGGAAATAACGTCAGAGAACTCTTCGGACTTTTTCTTGTCGTCTTCGTCTTTGTCCTCTTTGTCGTCGCCTTTCATGTAGGCTTTTTCCTTGTCGTCTTTCTTGTCGTCTTTCTTGTCAGCGATAGCCTCTTTCAATGCTGCTGGCATTTCACCTTTACCCATGGAGTCACCCTCCAAAGATTCGAGTCTGCCTTCAAGCCTTGAGAGCACATCGCTCATTTGCTTCATCATGTCATCGTTTTCTTCAGTCATTTTTTCACCTTTTTGTGTTTTATCTTCCTTTAATATACTAAATGTTGCTTCTGGGTTAATTCCTTTTTCGCAAATTGTTATCTCATGCAGTTCAAGTTTACTGATTTCTTGGTAATCTCCCCTTTTTGGGTCTGATTTCCTCATTCTCTTGAACGCCTGACCGCCGATACTGAAACCCCTTAATCCGCCTTTGCGTATTTCCGCTGAGACTTCTTTGGCTTTCTCGATGTCATTACGTAATTGTACTACTACAAACATTCCGACATCATCGACTTCGCTCTTCCACAACCTCCCTTCTGCATCTGTATAATTTGGAACTACTTCTCCTACTTGTATATTTGAGTGCGCTAGTTGGACGTTTCTGTATTTCGGGTCTTCCATAAACTTCCGAAATGCGTCCTTCAATGCCCCCCTTGTTATTATATCGCCCTGCTTGTCAACCAACTCAACACTGGCATAGCCAGCGACGATGAGGTCGTTACCACCCTTGAGGAGTGATATCGACTCGTCTGATTTGTAGAGTTGCTCACTTAGGACCACTGAACTTGAGTTGGTATGTCATACTACTTATACCGCTCGCAGAACTAACTGCAAGGTTTCATACTTCCAAATCGTCGTACTGCTCTTCCTTTTCTTTCTTTTCTTTAGGTTTCTTAGGATAATCAGATGGTTTCTCTGGGTCTTGCTCTGGTCTCTCTTTCATGTCCCAATCTGGTACTGCGTGTTCGGATGTTAACGAAGTCGGTCCACGCGGACTGGCTATATCAGAGCCGACGTCTATGCCTAGTGCCCTACCACCACTCATGGGATAGTGACCTGCTTTCTCGAGTTTCTCCAATGCTTTCTCTATGAGTAGTAAAGCCTTCAATGTGTCTTTTGGTTTGAGGAGTACGTTCTTGTCTTTCTTTGGTTTGAGGATACCACCACTCTGATGCTCTATTCTTTTGGCACGTTCATCAGTCATTCCCTCATTGGATTCGTCCTCGTCCCAATCAGCCCTGTCAAGTTCTTCTTTCAATAGTTCTTTGAAACCTTGACGCCAATAAGGTTCTAGGCTGTTAGCGAGTCTCAATGAGTAATCTGACTTGGTTATACTACCTATCGCTGCAATCGGGTTAATTGGCTCATCGTCTACTATCTGATATTTCACCAAGTCCTCCGGTAGATGGATGATGAAATGACCTCTGTCCATTTCCATTGCGAATGGTATATGCACGTCTTCCTCCGCTTTAGCGAGTAATACCCACTTAGGATGTCTCTCTTCTCCCTTCATGTAGGTAGACTTAGCATCTCTGAGTAGTAATTTCTGTCCATCTCCTCCTAAGTCTTTGACGGCTTCCTCGAATCCAACCTCATCCGTGACACGTATAGATTCAGGACTAGGGACATGAACAGGCTCATGGCTTTCAAACTGACCTCTGATTAGTTTGACCCTCTCCCTTGTAGTAAGGTCAGTCACATCAGTATCATCATACAATAAGATGTCATTTATGTGTATATCATCACCGACAATCATACCATCAATAACATAGTCCCTCTGGCATACCTTTCTTAGTGATGCTCTCATACTGTCATCGACACCGATTTTTTCACCGTCCTCATCTG